GCCGAGCATTATCGACTGAGACCCGGTATCACCGTCCCCATGCTTGCCCACTTGTTTCGAAGTGCCGAGACCTGTGTAGGGGCGGGCCGCATAGTGACCAGTGTTCACAGCGCCAAAGGCGGACAGCTTGTCAGCGTGCTCGTTTCCAGCAGCTCCGCTATTCAGAACTGTACGAGCGATTCCGACCGTGCGGAAGCTGTCACCAGTCACGAAGCTAAAGAAGTCCCCGAAGAGAGCTCCGATGTACGCGTTCGCGGTGTCACCGGATGCCATGAACAGATAGCAGGTCTTCTCGTCGGCCAACACGACCCACGCTCGTGCAGTCGCATCCGCCGTCGTGGACTTGCGTAGGACGAGCCCGTTGGTCACCTGGGCCACGGTGGGGAAGAGCGCGGACAGTGTGTCGACATCCGATGCTGATTCGGCAGGCTTGAGTGTCGCTTCCTTCGCATCAGTCAGCGGTGAAGCGCCGTCATCCTGAACACGGAAGACGAACCCGTTGCCTCCTCCCTGCCGATACACCCGCTTGCTGGCATTGGAGAACTGCTCGGTCCACCCTGTGATCGTCACGAAGTTGACGGTTGGGTTCGTGGATGGAACACCTGTCATCCGCACTCGGACCCAGTACTGGGTCACGCTGTTGACGCTGGTGGTCGCCCAGCTGCCTGGGATCGTCCATGTGACCGTACCATCCAACGAGAACTCGGTCGTCCCGTCCGTGACTGAAAGGGTTGCCCAGGATGCACCGTTCCAGTACTCCCAGACATACGTACCATCGGTCGTGCCGGCGGTCGCGACATCAAACTTGGCACGATCGAATACGTTCGGCATGCCCATATAGAACTCATCGGACGTGCCTGGCGTCTGGAACATCGTGAAGGCTGTGCCGCCTTCCAAACGAGCCTCTGTCGTGCGATCCAGGAATGAGCCGCCACTGACCGCAGCAAACGCCTTGTTGATGATGAGCGACGCGCTGAGCACCTCGATCAGCTTGTCGACTTCACCTGAGAGCACCGGCGCTCCCGATTGCGTGCTGCGGAACAATAGCGGCTTCATTCTGTTCTCCTATGCTCTGATCACACCTCCTAGACCGTGTTACCTCGGAGGCGCGGCGTGTAGGTCGTCTTCTGCGCCGAGTCGCCGTCGTCCAGCGACAGCTTGAGCCAGACGCCCATGGTCTCGGCAGCATCCAACTGCAGCCCGTTCACGTCCTTGTCCGCGCTGTCGAACGCCGACACGCCGGCCGAGGGCGCGACCTTCCGATTGTTGCCGACTCCGTTGGTCCCGGTGCCGTCGTTCACCGTCTCCTTGGCGAACGTGATCTTGGTCGAGGGGTCCGACGACTCGATCACCTTGGCCGCGGTCAGCGTCAGTGTCGCGTGCGTGTTGGCGCAGAAGATCTTCTCGTAGTACGCGACTGCTCCCCCGCCCGGAGCATTGGCCGATGCGTTGTAGAACGGTCGGCGAACCTCCAGGATCTCGAATGGAGTCTTCTCGAAGAGGATGCCCTTCGAGATCTTGAATGTCGTGGTGGCGTCGGGGTTCGCAGTCCAGATTCGGTTGACCCGAGCCTTCTTGGTCGCACCCGTGTATGCGACGACTTCACGGATCTGGAACTGACCCGTGCCGCCCGTCAGGCGAACGACCATCCCATTGTAGAATCCGTCGACGGCCGAAGCGGCGGCGTCGAGGATGATCTCGTCGTTCGCGCCGCCAGCCTGCGCTGTGTTCGATCGAACCGCGGTGACCGACTCCAGCGCAATGTCGCCAGCGGTCGATCCGGACTTGATCGCCTTCAGGACGCGCTCTGGAGTGGCCGCGTAAACATCAGGGGTCTGCCCGTTCAGCGTGTTGTTCTCGCTGAGCAGAACACCCGTCGCATCGCGGTAGAACACCTCGACGTCGTCCATCGTGTCCCCAGCGTCCGACGACACGATCTGCATACCGCCGTCGGCGGAGCCGATGTCGATGAACATGACCTTCTTGTCAGTGTCGATGGCACCACCGATCTCTGTCGGCGTGTCGTCATCCGGCATCGACTGTGAACCGAACCATCTGAGATCGCCGGTCAGAATAGACAAGGCTTTTCTCCTTCTTCCGTTTTAGACTTCTACGGCCTTGGTCAGTGCGAGACGACGGTTACCTGCCTCCGATGTTGCGCCTGGCACGACCCGATTGACCCAGAAGAACCTTTGCTCTCCGAACCGAAGTACCGCCAGAACCAGCGCTGCCTGCACGAAACTGCCCGATGCCGGAGGAATCCCGTAGCTCGGTTCGGTTGTCAAGTCTCCAGCGGTGACAGCTCCGCCATTGTCAATGTATGACACCGCAGGCGCGATGGATGCACGCAGCGCGCTGATGTAGCTTCCCGAAGATGTCGACCGATAGATCCTATACGTGTCGGCACCTGGAACTGCCGTCCATGAAAGCGTGACACGCTTGGTCACATCATCGACATTGACAAAGGCTTCGAATGAGTTCGCCATCTCGACGCCAGTCGCATCGATCGCGACAATCCTCCAGTATCGAATGCCTGTTCCAGTCCAGACACCGCCGTCAGCCGTTACTCCCAGGACTGCACTCAGGTTCCATCCCGCTGTGGTGTTCGTAGTCGGGATCGTCCCCGAGACTGTCGCGTCTCCGTCATCCGTATACGTGACAGTCCCGCCCCCAGCGATCGTCGTCAGTAGAGCTGTCGGTCCGTACGTGCCTGAAGTCGTCGAACGCCAGACTCGGTATCCAGTTGCTCCGGTTGGCTGCACCCAGGTCAACAGGACTCGGTTGTCCACGGCTTCGACATTGATGACGATCTCGACAGAACCGATTGTCTCTCCGAGGGCGTTAGTCGCAGTGACTCTGTAGAAGTAATTTCCGGTCGCAGCGAACGCGCCTAGTGAGTCGTCAAGCAGTTCAGCCTCGACAGTGTACGGAGTTCCGACCGTCGCGGAGTCCAGCGCGTGTCGAAGGAACGTAGATCCGTCGTTGCCCTCGACTTCGGTGATCTGTAACTCGAACCCAGCGGCCGGGCCCGGACTTGATCCCAGCGCTCTGTCGCCGGTGTTCTCGATCCCGAACTTGATCGACACCTGATTGCGCCCAGCGAACGCATCGACCCAGCTCTTCGATGTGATCGTCAGCGCACCATCCCGATCGAGGTACTTGACTGATGGTGGCATGTCAATCGCCAGTGTAAGCTATACCGCGCAGCTTCGTCAATGCGACGACTTGTAGCTCCATTGTGTATTCGAAAAATCCAGGAATGAACGTCGGCTCCGGTTCGAACAATGTGATGAAGACTGTTGCCTCTGTTCCACGATAGTCGACAAACGCGTACGCGGCGCCTCGCACAGCATAGAGTGCCTGAATGGCGTCGACCGTTTCCTGATCCAAAAACTGGCCTTGCGACTCCAGACGAAGTGTTATGTCCTTGGCTTTGAGTCCGAAGTCTTGGATCGTTACGCCACCAATGGTCCGATGCACAGACGACCGCTTGGCCCAAGACGTATCATAGGTCTTTGGGTCCGTCGTGAACTGGACCGGCGCTGATCCAAGGAAGACTGACGAGATCGGTGTCATCAAAACCGCTTGGCCTCAGCCGCCAACTGCTTAGCGAGGTTCCCGACGATTCGATCCTGAAGCAGCGTCACGATTGCAGCAGACCCAGCATTGATACGCCCTTCGATCGTCGTAAAGGTCTTATCGACCTCAGCGCTGATACCGCCGAGGGCATTGATGAACGCGGTCGCGCTGGTCTGGAGTCCAGTGCTCAGAATGTTTCCGATGCTCCCGAACTTCTCGACAGCTTCTCCGAAGAACTGGATCTTGTCTCTCGCATCTTGCGCCGCAGTGATCCTGTTCAGATCGATGGCGACGCCGGTATTGAAAGCTGTTGAGACTTCCGATACCAACTGTGCGCGCTCCGTCTGAATCCGTTGGATCTCATTCTCCAGACCGAACTTGGTGGTCTGAGTGACACCTTGACTGCGAAGACTTTCGATTGCCTCCTGAGCCAGCGTCTTCCCTACAGAGCTGGCCTCATCGCGCATTCGCTTGGTCTCTTCGAATACGCGGCGCTCAGCAGCAAGGCGCTCATCCCTCGTTCTGTTAGCGGACGCCGCGATCGCTTGGTCTCTTGCTATGACTTCCTGAACTGTGGCTTGCCCTAGCGCACGGCGCTGCTGGAAGAGCGCGTCTTCATCGGCCTGCCTTTGCCGAAACAATGAGAACTCATTTTGCTGAGTCTGTGAATTGAAGTTCTGTTCAGAGATGACACGCTGAGATGCCAGTGCGGCGAGCTGCTGATTCAGCTGCTCCTCTTTGGAACGACGTTCCTCCGCATTCAGACCAGTGCTCTGCCGCGTCGCTTCTACCTCACGATCAAGTGCTGCCTTGCGCTGATCAAAGCGTTCCCGATCCAAGTCCTGTTGACCTTGAGCAGCTTCTCGATCAATCTTCAGTGCGTCCAGCGCGCTGTCAGCGCGTTGCTTCCGCTCAGCGACTAGGTTCGAGAGCAGGTTCTTCTGCTCATCAATTCCAAACCCAGCGCGCTCATCTGCGAATTGCCGAGTCTTCGCCGCTACTTCATCCAGTGATCGAATGATCTGCCGGCGAGCCTCATTGTTCTTAGCCAGTCCCAGGGTGTTCTGTTCGTCAAGTTGGTTTAGCTCTGCCTGAAGAACCCTTTTGCGCTCACCAAATCTTAGAACATCTTGGGACGCAAGTAGAACCTTGAGATCTCGTTCTGCTTCCTTGATCAGAAGTTTCTTCTGCTCCTCCGTGATCTTTATGACCTCATCAGCCTGCTTGTCAAAGAGCGAATTGACCTGAGGTATAGTTGTCGCCTGCTGGATCGCTAGATCATTGAACTGCTTCCGAAGCTCAGCTGCCGCAATGGCCAGCTTCGATTCCTTGATTGGCCGCTCGAACTGAACAAAGACTTGTTGTAAGGCAGCTCTAGATGTTGCGAGAGCGGCATCGAACTGTTCAGTTGATTGAAGAATAGTCTGGAACCTTGTAACAAACCCGGCGATCCCTCCGCCGCTGATGTCTTTTAGTTGATCATCAAAACGAGCCAGCTCGTCCGATGCCTTGGCCACCTGACCTTCAAGCGCTCCAAAGTTGCCTTGAGCGAGCGCTCGATTGGTCTGAAATTGTGTTTCTCGAACTTCGTTCAATCGACCAATCATTGCTGCCATCGCTGTCGTGAAGAGAACAGCACCAGCAGCAACTATTCCGAATGCAGGACTCAATCCACGTAGAGAGAGACCAACTCCAGCCACCTGAGAGATTACTCCTCCAAGCGCTGGATTGAGATTGCCGATCAGACCAGACGCGAGCTGCTTCGCTGTCCGCTCGCCGACGCGAAACTTGGTCGACATCTGATCGACCGATTCTCCGGTCTTTCCAAACGTTGATCTAACTTTGTCCAGGTCCTTTGTAGAACCCGCGAGAGAGAATCCAGTCTCTGATGTCTCTTTCAACTCACGAGGCAGTTTCGTGAAGTCCGAGAAGAAGTCCTTAGGAGGGCTGAACTTCAGTCCGATCTTCTCGATCTGGGCTGCGCTGTCTGTTGCTCGGGCGACTGCCGCGTCCAGTTGTCGATTGAGCAAGGAGCTGTCGGCTCCAAGCTGTGCGATAACTGTCGCGAGTGTTTCGTCTGGCATTACTTCCTCAGCCCCGGCTGTGTTGCAGCGAAGAACGACCGCACATGTTCAGCACGAACCCTAGGCACAGAAGCGCCCTGCATTACGATCTTCGCTTCCATGGCCCACCGCTTCATCTGTTTATCCCTTGCAGAAGGCGTCAAGAACGGAAACGCTGAGACTGCCGCGTCATCGATCAGCTCCGCTGCACGGATCTCAGGAATCAGGTTGATGTACCGTTCGATCTGTCTCGCGGTCATCTGCACTATTGCGCCGTGCGACCACCCGTAGAAGCGCGCGACTCGGGCGAAAGCGAAGGCGAGTCGCTGGACTTCTGCTCGACGGCCTGCACGGCCTCGGCCAAAGGGCGTAGCGTCATCTCCATAGACACGAATCCGATCTGAACGAGCTGACGTCGCGACATCGTAGTCAGGACATCGTCCGGGATGTCGATAGCCATCAGCTTGCATTGAGCCAGCAAGAGTCTGGTTTGTTCGCCCCAGTCCTTACTGGCCTTCTGCAACTCCTCCAGCCGAAGCAGCTCCATGGTATCGGCGTACGTCATGTCCAGGAAGGCCTTGACGTGGTACTCAGTCCCTTTGAACTTGAACGGAACCGGCACCGGAGCGAAGGCGTCCAGGTCCGCCATGAGTTCGCTCCGGTCCGTCTTGTCGTCTGCCATCTTCGTCGTCTCCTGTTGTCAGTTGCCTTAGATGATCTGGTCGCCGAAGTAGCCCCACACGCCCGCGCTGTCCGGCCACGCTTCGAAGTTGGCCGTGATGACACGCTGGTCGGTCGGCGAGTACGGGAACGTCACCTCGCCGTCGACTGGCGAGACTTCCGTGAAGATCACGATGTCACTCGGCAGCGTCGACTCGGAGCCAGCGATGATCTTCCGGATCTCCATCTTCACCGCTAGGGTCCGCATGTTCAGCCCGACCCGATTCCGGAACTGCACCTGAAGCCTGCTGTTGCCGTCATCCACCAGAACCGAGTTCGGGATGCCGCGCTGAAGATTCTCCAGCGTGATCTCCTTGAAAGGAACCTGGATCTTGATCGATCCACCGGAGATGACCTTGCCCTGCGGAAAGGTGCCGGTCTGAGCAGCAGTCAGGACATTGGCTTCCGTAGCGAAGACGATCTGAAGATCGTCACCGAGGGCGCCGACGTCTGTCGCCACGCCGGTATCCGATCCGCCGACCAAGTTGGTCAGCACCAGCGCCTCGACCAGACCAGTCCCGTCACCGTCCGCGTTGGTCTTGATCAGGAAGAACACTCGCGGATCGGCATTCAGGAATGCGACCAGCTGAGCTGCCGTCGTCGTGATCGCGGACGCGCCATCCGTCGCCAAGGTGACGACGATGTCTTGATCATCGACGACGACAGACAAGGCGACGTTCATGCCGGGAGGATCGACCAGGGTGATCGTGATGTTGTTGCCGTCAGCGCCGGGCACTTGGGCAACGAACCTCACGTCCTGATTCGCCATGCCGAAGTTCGTCGTGAACTCCGCGGATGGCTTGATGTAAAGATAGACGTTTGCCGGTCCCAGTTCCAGTTTCGTTGCGTCGACAGACATGGCCTTGATCCTCCTCCAGCGTTACGTTATCAGATTTTGTAGGCGAGCACCCTGAACTCTAGGGTCTTCCGCGTTGTGTCTCCGTCGTCAAGCGCTTCATTTCTATCGGCGCCTAGTATCGACTGTGCGATCCGAACACCATTGACGGCTTGCCACGGGATATTGCCGGTCCTCCGTGCTTCGGCATAGTCCATAAGCGATTCGATCCTCTGTGCAATCAACTCCGAGACCTCCAGTGAGTTACCCCAAATGTCAATCTGTACTGTCCTATCGAGGAAGGGGGCGTTTGCATCAGGACGATTTCCGAAGTCAAAGAACGTCACACTCGGATACTCCTCTGGAATCCGAGCAGGACGATATCGAATGTTCACTCCGACAAGAGCGACAATGAATGGGTCGTTGCGAAGTCGACCTTTGATCGCCTCACGGAACCAGGTCAAGTAAGCCTTGCCTCCAACAAACTCCACCTGAATTGGTATAGCTGACTCCTGAATTGGAGTCGTGCCATCCAAGAAGTCAAACGGAATCGGTTGACCCCCCTGTTCGAATCCGTGAAAGACGACGCTTACTGGACCGCCGGCGGACAACTGCGCTAGCACTTCAATTGGAAGAACACACGGAAGGTCAATCAAGGTTCCGCCCAGTACTCCCGACGACTCGACTGGAATCTTACCGAGCGCCTGCGTATCGAAGATCTCAGGATCGAAAACCTCCGGATCGAAGACAGAGTTGAAAATCTGATCGCTAACGACACTAGCGAGTATCTCGACTGGAACCAGGCCCGTGCCATCAATCTGACCTGCATCGAAGACTCCTGGATCGAATACCAGCGGATCGAAAACTGCCATCACTTGACTCCCGGCAACTGACCGAGGATCTTCTTAGGAACCACAAGCGCTGGTCGCCACGCTGGCCGAGGCGCGATCCTTTTGGTCCCATACTCCAGCCAAAACGGTATACCCTTCAGACGACTCCCGCAGTCCGCGATGATCCGACCGCCTACAGTCGTGATCTTGAATCCGATCGATCGAAGCAGGTCGCCTCGATTCACCGCAGGTGGTTCACCAGGCGCCGAGGCCTTATGGACCCGGCCTGGGCCCCGTGTCTTCCGCCCCTTCTTTACTCGGGAGACACTGTAGGTCCGACCGCCACGCGGCGAATCGATCATCAGTCGCTTGACCTCGTTCGTGTAGGCGACAGCAGCCTTGGTGACCAGACGAGTCGCATCGGCCTCCAGCCGCTTCACAACCTGCACCTTGAACGACTTCACGACTGGCACTATGTCGCTCCGATGACTTTCTCCAGCGTCACCTTTACATGATGCTGTGATGCTGGGTAGACCGCACGATGGACGAACGTCGCCTGGTACATCGTCCCGTCGACCAGGACACGATCGCCCTCTACGAGAACCGCACCAGGAAGAAAGAAGCCGTCGTACGTCGCGACTCGGCGAAGTCCCTGATCCGTCTGTTCCTGGCGGCCTCGCCCACTCTGAACGTTGCACTTGACGCCTGTGACCGATGGTGCTCCGGGAAAGACCGTCCTGGTCTCTCCCGACGCTGTTTCGACAGTCGACTGATAATAGAAGTCAGCCGACTGTCGAAGCAGCGCTATCCATGCATTCATCTCAGAACGTGAAGGCCAACGATCCTTCTGCCACTGCTCGAACTGTCGTGGCTCCCGCACCGCCTCCGTCCACGATCAGCTGAGCATGACCCGCGACGCCGACGATCACATCCTCAGTCCCCAGCGATGCCATGGCTGCGAACGTCATGTCATCGAACGTGGAGAGCGGAGGCGATGCGCCTCCGGTCAAGTTGGCCAGAGCGAACGCTTCGACCAGACCCGAGCCGTCGGCCGCACCCAGCAGCTCGACCGTCACCAGCTTCTTGACCTCCGCCGAGTTGTTCAGCGTGGTGAACGCACGCGCGCCAGTCGTGGTGATCGCGCCATCGGCACCGCTGGCGAGATTCGTGAACGCCAAGGCGGTCACGATGCCCTCGCCGTTGTTGCCTGTCTTGAGTGCGACGGTGATCAGCTCACGGACTTCCAGGATCGCGAGCAGCGCGTCATGCACCTGGTCCGCAGTGGAGATTGACCCTCCGTCGGAACCTGTGGCCAGGGCAGTAAACCCGATCGCGACGACCACAGAGGTACCGTCAGAACCTGCGGCGAGTGTGGCCGTCAGCAGGTTGTTGGCCTCCTGGTTCGCGTTGACCGCGGCGAGTACCTGATTCGCGGTAGACGTCGCCGCTCCCGCCGCGCCGGTTGCGAGGTTCGTAAGAGCGAAGGCGACAGGCACTCCGGTTCCGTCCTGCCCAGTCTTGAACGCCGCTGTGACCAGCGCCGCGGCATCCATGTCCGCGTTGACCGCGTCGCGGATCTCTTCGGCGGTGGAGATCGCTACTCCACCAGCGTCGGTCTCCAGGTTGACCGTGATGTCATTCATGCTGACGTCCACGCTCAGCGGCGTGAGCATGCCGGCCGTCACGTAGGCGACCCGGATGTCGTTGCCTCCGACGCCGACCACGTCTGCGGTGAACCGGAGATCCTTGTTCGAGCCCTGCGCCGTCTCCAGGAATGCGGAGACTCCCGCGTCAGTCGCGATGTTGACCGTGATGTCCTTCACGGAGACCGTGACGCTGAGCGGCGTGCTCTGGCCAGCCACCACATAGCGGACTCGGATGTCGTTGCCAGCCGTGCCCGGGGCGTCCGCGGTGAAGGTCAGCTTCGCGTTTCCCGCTCCGATGTCCTTGACAGCGAATACTTCGTTGTCAGTCTGCAAGATGACAGTGATGTCCATCCCATCGACGACAACGCTGAGCGGCGTATCGATGCCGGACTCCTGGAACTTGATCCGGATGCTATCTCCATCCGTTCCTGGAGTGACCGCCTCGAAACGCAGGTCATTGTGAGCGCCGGCCAGTGCGGTCTCCAGGAACGACGCTGTCCCGGCTCCCTTCGCGAGATGAAGGATGATGTCCAGTCCGTCGACTTCGATTGACTCGACAGCGCCATTCGATTGATCATCCACGAATGCGACACGGAGATCGTTGCCGCCCTCGTCTGGAACCTTCGCGATGATCCTGACCTCACCGTCCGCGTCCGTGAAGTTAGTGTCCAGCTTGGCAAACGTACCGCCGTGAATGCCCGGGCCTGTCTTCAGGTTCGCGTCTCCGATGGCCTGGGCTCCAGTGTTCGTCAGCGTGATCACCACATCCTTCCAGCCGTGGAGACTCTTCCGGAAGATCTCCAGATCGTTCGCCGCGCTCGCCACTGCCACGTCTCCCGTATCGAAGATTTGCATTTGCCAGCTCCTCCCTCTAAGTCACGACGACCGCGCTGAAGCGCTGATGCCGTCCGAGCATGGTTCGTGTCGCCAGCGGCAAGGCCGCGGCATTCTGAGTGTCAGCGTACGTCTCGGAGATCGACCCTACTGATACCGACTTGAGCGCTCCTCCGGATGGTATCGACGAGATGAAGGCAGTCATCTCGATCGCGCCGGACTTGAGATCCGCTGGGATCGGATTCAGCTCCGCGACATCATAGGTCACGCGCACGAGAGGCCAGATCTTGTTTCTCCACTTGAACCACGGCGCCTGACCTCCTACGGGAGGGACATCTGTCCCGCCGAATCCGACAGCGATGATGATGACTTCACCTTTCGTCGCGTCGAGAAGCTCACTACTCAGAACGCTGTAATCGCCTCCGAGTTCCTTGCTTTCGATCGACACCAGAGTAGTGATCGGGCGCTTGGATGTTCTGAACCGCAGGGCAGTGCGGATGTTCTGCTGTGTCTCAGTGAATCCTGAAAGTGCTGTCAGGGAGTATCCCGTGACGTCAAGAATCCACTCTTCGACTCCGGCGCGTACGGCTTCCAGTTCGAGATCCCTTGAGGAGTCCGTGATCCCCAGCCGGGTCTTTACGTCCTGCAATGTCAGGATTGGCATCCTTCGCCTCCGGCTTGGTCATGTCCATCTCTGGCTTCGGCACTTCCGTCTCCGGCTTCGGCTTGACGTCCCTGCCACCACGATCCACAGGGATCACGGTTGCTCCTCGTGCGATCAGTTGCTTTTGCCAGTGCTCATCGCTAGTCACTAGCCGGCCCGCGGGGAACCTCATGCCGTCGACTCGCAGGCCCTTCTCCGGAATCATCAGAATCATAGCTTCTCTCCTATACGTAATGAGGGGCCGGCTCAGATAACAGCCGGCCCATTCATCGTTGTCGACAGCGTTAGCTCTTCGTCCACCAGGTCACGAGCACGATGTTGCCTGACGTGTCCGTCGTACCCGTCACTTCGTCAGCGTCCGAGATCACGACTTCCAGCATGTTCACCAGCACTGGAGATGTGTCCTGCATCTCGATCGCACTGACGACAATGTCGCCCTTCTTGATCCCCGTGATGGTGATCGGAGCGCCCATCGACCCGTCAGCGCCAGCTCCGAAGTTCTGCTTGAGAGACCACCCGCGTCCGCCGACCGACGCGGGAATCCGCTTCTGCTTGTTGGCCGCCATCGCTATGTCCTCCTCCTTCTACGCTGAGGCTTACAGCGCGATGTCGAAGGCCAGAACGCCCAGCTCAGGATCGGCCTGCTTCGTGTCGACCCGGCAGGTCGGCAGGAAGCTGGTAGCGCCGTCGCGAGGATCACGCCACCGCTCGATCCGGATACGCCGATGCCAGCCGACGTAGCTGTTCATCGGATGCACCAGCGCAGCGAACTGCGAGTAGTCGACCGACGCGGTGTTGATCAGCGAAACGCCGGACATCAGAGGCACCTCGACGACAGGGATGCCTCGGAACGCCAGCTTGGTTCGCATGCCCTCCGTCATCGCACTGTCACCGAGCGGAGTCCCACGGCCGGCGAGTTCCCTCTGGTACCCGTCCTTGTGGATGACAGGAATCCAGAACCGCAGGGCCGAGTAGTCCCGGCGATAGCGGTGAGGCAGCGCCTCGATCATCTCGCTGAACAGCTCGTCGTAGCTCGTGAATGCCGCGGCGTCGACCTTCTGAGCCGCGGGCAGACCGGACTGCAGATTCTTGATCAGCCCGTCTGTCTGATCGAGGTACTCATCCTCACCGCCGATACGCGCGGTGTCCGACTTGATGACGAACTCCTCCACGTCGCGGCCGACCGCCTCCGCGATCATGGTCATGATGGAGTCAGCGAGCGAGTCCTGCTCCACCTGATCTTCGAACACCTCGTCAGCGATCGGCACCTCGCCCTTGAGCAGGACGGTGCTGAGGGTCACGAGACCCGTCGCCGGCTTCACACGCTGACCCGACGCCAGCCGGTCACCCTGCACGACCACAGATCCCGCACGAAGGATGCGATCCGCGAACGAGATGCGCGGCACCTCGAACTTGGTCGCCATCGACGTCACGTTGTTGGCTTCCTTCAGCAGCACAGACTCGTCGATTGCGATGCGCAGGAACTGCTTGAGCTGGTCCGGCGACAGGAGTCCACCGTTCGAGCCGCCAGACAGATCGGCCGAGGTGAACGTCGCCTTTTCGAGCCAGTTGAGCATCATGTTCGTGTTCCTCCCTGATGAATGTTGGCCCGGGTTCCAACCGGGCGTTGGATTACCGAGCCGCCGGCTGCCCGAACAGCACGTTGGAGAACAGACCCTCACCGAACTTCTTGGTACCGGACTTCACGACCGGCTCCGCGTCCTGCACCTGCTTCGACTTCGGAGCGATGCTGGTCTTCACGCCGGTCTGCTCGGTCAGCGCTTTGATGGCTCCGGTCAGTTCCTCGAACATCGGCGCCATCGCGGACTTGACCGCGTACGTGAGCTGTTCCGTGGCAGGAGTCACGACGCCAGGATTGGCCGTCATCGACTGATCGCCGGTCGGCGCCTGCTTGCGTTCGACCATCGGCATGGCTGGCATGCACTTGCCGTCCGGCCCCATCTTCATGCCGGGAGGGCAGGCATCAGGGGCCGCGTCAGCGCCGGGCATCGTCGCCTTCGGCTTGAAGAGGTCAGCGCCGTTGAGCAGCTTCGAAACGCCGTTCAGCGCAGTGGCCGACTTCATCGGGAGTTCGATCGCGTCTTCCTGAAGCGCCTTGAGCGCCATCGCGACAGCCGTCCCGAGATCGACCGCGTTCTTGGCGACTTCGGCAGGATCGGCCGTCTTCATCAGGAGGAACGGACGGCCAGTGGCGGGGACATCGACCGCGTCCACCCGGTCGATCGCGAGTTCCTTGATCTCCATTGCAACGCCTCCTCTGGTTCGACGCTCGGAGGCGTTCTTGGTTCGTTATCCAGACAGTATTGCTTTTACACTACCTTGTCAAGTGCGCACTTCTCCTTTTTGATCTTGAGGAGCAGCTTGTGACAGACATTGCAGCGAATGTCGCCGGCAGACAGCGCTTGAGTGACGACGACGTTCGAACATCTCGGGCATTTCACTTCGACGATCATACGTTCGGCAGAGTCCCCTTTTGCTTCCTCGCCCATCCCTGAAGACTGTAGCCTTTCAATTGCCCGCTCTTGATCGCCTCCCACGCGTTTGGTTCCCAGACGACACCGAGCATCCAATCGCCAGGCTTCACGACTTGACCGTCAGCCTTCCACTCTGGGCCTCGATAGATGTACGACTCGACAGCCGTACCTGCGCCTCCGGTTCCAGCACGATGCATCAGTCCGATCTTGACTCCGCGGCGCATGGCGTCCCAGGCTGTTCGTTCCAGTTCCTCCATTGACATGAAGTCCTGATGAAGATCGAGCGAGGCAGCCGGATACGCGACGCCGAGCGTGTAGCGCTGTTCCGGCGCTGCGCGAAGAACTCGGTATCGAGTCAGTTCCTCCGCCGTGGACTGCACGTCGAGAACTTCGTGGCCATTCGAAGGTTTGGTGATGTCCTTCGGCCAGACGATCGAGCTGTATCCACACGCGAGCGACTTGGCCACATGATCACCGATGTCGCCTGCTGTCAACGACAGTACGTCATCATCGATCTTCTCCAGCAGCCAGGTCGGACCGACCTTCCGCCAGAAGTACCGACCGGTCATACGATCGCTGTTCAGTGACAGTTCGATCTGGTCTGCGGTCGCAGCGATCAACTGATATGTTCCTCGTTCGATCGTCACGAAGCGATCTCCAGTCATTGGGATCTGGACGTCACTTCTCGTCATCCAGCTTGACGGACCTGCACCTCTGATCATTCCCGGGACTGATGCTGGCCAGGCCTCCGACGTCTTGTCACCCTTGACCTCGATTCCCCAGTGACCTTCGAACTGATCGGTAGCGAATCGCAGGACGAAGGTCATAGCGCCTTCGCTCTTGGAAAGCACATCCATGCCGGCTGTCATCTGTTCCTCGGTCAGCGCTGAGAACTTCGCCTGAATGACGAACGGCAGAGGCTTGCCAGCCAGTGGCAACTGCTTGTGGAACTCCGTGAACCACTCCTGCTCGATAGGAGTCCAGAGCGCTTTGTCAACCATGAATACATCTCGGTTGATTGGAGCTGCCATCTTCGTTCTCCCGTCCTTGTCTGGGCACTGAGGATCACGAGGCGAGCATCCCTGAGTCGGTCCCAGCAGACCGCCCCCAGTCTCCAGATCCGTAGTGATCAGCGTCGCCTTGAGGACCGATCGAGCATTGCGAAGTCGTTCGTCAAAGTCTTCCTCGATCGACATGCTGTCCATGGCCTTGTTGACAGCATCGTCTTTCGCAGGCGCATTGCACCACCCTGAGATAGACTCCTCGCTCCCACATCGTAGGCACCGAGGATGCCCGTTAGGGAACGTCCACTTTGCCGCCTTGAACTGATGAGGACCCGTGTTCTCCGGCTTGATCTTGTTGGATCGGATGCGATCCGATTCCGCGTCATATTGGGTCCGCTGACCCGATGATAGGCGCTTGTGGATCTCGACTGCGGCAAGCTGACGAATGGCTTCTTCCTTGGTCGAATGGCACCCGAGGGTCTTGGCTCCGTCCTCAGTCGTTACGCACCACTCATTGCCGCGGTGCTCGATCCGCTTCGCGATCCGGACCGTTCGACGCATGAAGACCGTTGTCCCGATCAAAGGATAGTCCGATCGTTCGTCTCCGACCACACATGAGACGGCGCCGAACGTCACAGGCACTTGCGGAATGTCCGGTAGCTTCTGAATCTGATCCTTGGTCGTATAAGCCAGTGTGATGTGCGGAGTAAAGCCGTGATCATGTGGGATCGGCAGACCGGCGCTATGCAAAGCAGCGCAGATGTTGTGTCGGAACTCACCGAGCGCAGGTGAATCAAATGACGCATAGACCACGCGGTTCGCTTCGTCCATGCTGAAGACGCCGATACCAGAGATCACACCGGATACAGGAGCGGTCTGTTCGGCGAACGATGCGACCGACTGCTTGATCATGTCGAGGCTTTCGGGTGTGAAGGCGTTCGTCTTTCCCAGAGACGCTAGCGTCAGGTGCATCGCGTCTGCCGGCTCCTGGCCAGGTAGAGCGATACTTGCGAGCTGCGCCGCAATATCCGGCGGTACCATCAAGGCGACCATGATGCCGTCGCCCTCAGCCTTCTTGATCTCATCATTGATCATACTGCCAGCTCGGAGTCGTGATCCGTGGTACTGGAACTTGAGATTGCGGAGGAAGTCTTCGGGCTCATCGGATGTATACGTCTTCCCCCGAACTCGGTACGGCTCCATCACAGTATCGAAGACCGTCTTGTCGTTCGCAGTCGTAGGATGCGGGACCAGCTTCCCGTTCTCCAACGCCAGCGATCCAGCTTCCCGACCGTCATCGACGTAGACTGTGACCTTCAACCAAGTTCTCCTTTTTTAGATTATGACATAACTCATCGGAGGGGATGATTCCAAATCATGAGATCGCCTGTGAAGTCCCCCCACGTTTCGGCATCCATGAAGGACTCATACCGTGAGCGCATTGACTCCATTGCAGCCTTTGGAATCCCTCGCTTCTTGAGTGTGTTGGCGATCTGCTGCCACTTGCCTTCCCACTTGCTCTTGAGCCACGAAGGAATTTCCTCGTGCTCTGCGTCAAGCCCGTGATAATTGAATCCCTCCTTATAGAGATCAGACCGAAGAACATCGTTGTCCCTACCCATATTTCCTGTGTCCGAAGGGTTTTCCAGATTCCACGAAGCCGACATATTAGCTTCAGGGAAGGCCAAGCCGTGATCAATGAGCGTGATCTTCGCTTTCTCTTCTGCGGTCGACAAGGTCGACATCCAGTTACCGGCATGCCGATCTGTATTTCCAATGATCAGATCGAAGGCGACAGCGCGCTGAATGTCATCTGACTCATCACCGAACCGACTTGATGGATTCAAGTTAGCTGCTGGCGCTGCATCATCCACCCACTTTTGCAGACTGGCCGGACCTTGAGGGAGCTTGGACTTTACAGCGTGTTCAGCCGTGATATTGATCGCGGTCGTCGGCGCGACGATGTCTTCCATACCGACAATCTGCGCGACATCGTACGCCGCGACCTCGCGACGCCACGACTCACCAAGCGGGATGCTCTTTCGAGGTCCGACTGGTTCGCCAGTATCTTCATCAAGCATCTCCATATCGCCATTAGCCGACTTGAAGACACCAGACGATCCGTCTTCGAAATGAAGTCTTCCTGATTGCGTAATACCTCCACCCAGGTTCGTAATATGATCGATCTTCTTGCCGCGTAGTTCTACCTGACTCGGCGTATCGATCTCTGGAATATAGGCGTTACCGTCAGCGCCAGGCAGATCAGGAATGTCCGGAGGCTTGTGATCAGGATATGGCCCCTTGGTCGGTCGAATAGGAGGCTTCTGACCAGGCTCCAGTTCTGGAGTCTCTGCCGGCTGACCAAAAGATGTCGCGTCTTCTGGGTTGCTTGGTTCTTCGTTCTCGGGTGATCCTCCTCCGCCACCAGACGAGAACTTGCCGTCCTCATCACGAGGGTGCTTGGATTCGTCGAACTCTCCACTCGGAAGCCGCGCTTTCTCCCAGAATGAGTCCATGACCCATTCTCGCGCTTTGGCCTTTGGTTCCTTCCGCTCTGATATCGCTGGACGAATCCATTCGCCCTTCGATGCTGGATCATAGACGCCTTTTGACCCGTTACGACGGAACCCGAGCGAATGGTAGAAGCGCTCAAGCGCCGCCTTCTTCCCAGGATCAGGACGAGGGTCCAACGCCATCTGAAGATTCCGTTCGTCAGCCCAGTCCGTCAGGCCGCGCATCATCCGACCGCCTGCGCCCTGGCCCTGAGAACTCTTCGGAACCTTGATGGTGTCGACGTACAGTTCCCCGTTTGAATCAACGAAGGCTTCCAGTATGCTTCCAGGAGCAGTCTCGCGAAGTCGCTGGGTCAGGCCGCTGACATCATCATTGAGTGCGTCAGCCTCAGGCCCTTTCGGTACTGCACGACGTCCTGTAGAAGGAGGCCGACCGCCAGCTCCTCTAGGTCCGAACTTTCCGTCGTCAGCACGAGGATGCTGGGACTCATCCCATTCAACATCAATAATCCAGCGCTCGGCTTTTGTCATCGACCGCTTCAATGGCTGCCATGATCCATCAGCCGCCAGGACTTCGATCTCGTTAGCGGGCACCGGCTTACTAGAGAAGTAGTCTTGATCCCGAAACTCAGTCTTCAGACCTCTGGTCTTGACGTTCTGTGCCGGGACGCGTAGGAGAACGTGATCGGGTTCCGAGAAGTTCAGCGCATTGCCAGGTCTGGTCGCGAAGTAATTCCGTTCATCAGTCCCTCCGTTCGGCCATGCGTCCTGTTCTCCACGGAAGTCCGGTCCGTGAGGCTGCAAGCCTTCGTTCGAGATATCGTCGAGATTAGCAGCGCTAGTCGTATGGAATAGATGCTCGACGGGAGGTCCGGACGTCTCTGGAAAGTCATCCTTCGACATCTGTCCGAACGGTAGAAGTTCGCGGCCTCCGAACTTCGGACCACGAAGACCTCGTCCGTTATCGCCGGCAGGTGCTGGGCCAGCTCCTTCCGGACCGAACTTTCCGTCTTCGGACCGTGGATGCTGGGACTCGTCCCATTCAGCATCAGCGACCCAGACGTCGGACTTGCTTAGGACTTCCGAGGTTGGCCGATCAGTGCGACTCCTGACTCCCCGCGCTGCAACGCGCTCTCGGTCTCGTCCACGATTTCCACGTCGTCGTTCGTACTCTGCGATGGCGCTCCGGTAGACGTCAGCTCCGGATTCTCTGGTGTCGCCTCCGACGAACTCGCCTTTGCCGCGCTTGAGTGCGATGCCGATTCCATAGTTCCTTGCGACCTCCTTGACTGGTCCGATCAGTTGCGATCCCTGGTCATAGATGACCACGCGTGTCGCGTTCGTTCCCTCTGGTATGAACGTCCGGAACTCGACACCCTTCTTATCGCAGATGTCGCGGATCTCCTTCATGTTACTTGTCGGCACGCGGAGCGTATATAGGGAGTCAGGACCGGCCGCGTCGTACTTGAACGGCAGTACAGCCTTCTGATTCATCGCGAGGCCCTTGCGAGCCGCGGCGTACTTGATGTCGTCGAACGAAGCATTCTTGTACGTGGCCAGCAGTGAGTTCTCGCTTCCCCATTCCTTCGTGTCCCCGACAGAGTTCTCGACCGTGCTGGTCAGTCCGATCTCGCGATCGTCAGCCTCGGCGTTCTGCTTCGCTACCTTCTGATTGTCGCTGTCCAGGTTCCTGAGCGCCTGATCGAAATCGAGCGTGTCCTCGGTGTTCGGACTGTACATCGCCTGTCCGCCGCGTTCGTCGTCGCTAGCGTCAGGAGTCTTTCCTCCTCCAGGACCGAACTTTCCGTCTTCGGATCGAGGGTGCTTGGACTCATCCCATTCAGCATCGACGATCCAAAGCGCCTTGGTTGTCTTCTCGATCACAACCAACGCTGGAAACTTGTCCTTTCCAAGGAGACGTAGTGCATCAAACCTGTGCCCTCCCTCCAGCACGTATGGTCCTTTTTCGTCAACTGCAACAATCAACGGATCAATACGACCAGACTCCCTGATCTGATCGGCTAAACGTTCTGTCCTCTGTTTCTCAGATGCAGACTGAAACCTGACTGAGCGCCTCTGTTCGGGTGACAAGTCTCTAGTTGACTCGAACGAATCGAATCCGACCTCTCGAACACCTGACAACACTTCATAGTCAGTGAGTGTTGACGCGATGGAGCTACGATTAGGAATGTCATCGCTAACAGCCAGTCCATCGACCTTGGAGCCAACTGGCTTGAACGTACCGCCTTGTCCAAACTTACCGTCTTCGTCACGAGGGTGCTTGGACTCGTCCCATTCAGCATCAGCAATCCGTATGTCAGACTTGGATGTCCTTCTCTGTCGAACAGATCGAAGTGTGTTCAAAAGACCGCCGCGAGCAATGATAACTTCTGCCTGTTTTGCAGCGTCATACTTGTCTTTGTACTTCCTTGGAAGTCGTGTGGTATCCACGATTATCTCGTCAGGTTGGAACACATGTTGAATGATCTTCATAGGACGATCATTACCCTCGACAATATGTTCCGCATGATCGTAAGTTCGAGCCCACGACTGAATTTGCTGTTTGGAGCTATCAACACCTACGTACTCAGCTCGGTAGAGTGCCTTCGGGTCTTTACCCACATACTTACTCAATTCATCCATCGTCTGAGCTGAAGGAAAAGGATCTCGTACATCTTCACTTCTAACGCCGGGGACACCAAACTGATATTGATTCAGCCATGTATGCGCTGGGAAACTGAGCGTTCCTGTTTCATCTTCTTTCGAAGGTTCTAATACACCTTCTCTGTCACCAGATGGACCATCGTCTCCTCCGCCTCCAGGACCGAACTTACCGTCATCAGCACGAGGATGCTTGGACTCATCCCATTCAGCATCGGCAACCCAGAGGTTCATGCCGTCACGCTATCACACAGGCGGACTTGCAGGAGCGGGTGCCCGTACCCCTCGGCCGGGCGCTAGATCATTAGGCGCGCCAGAAGGGATGACCACAGTCGATCTGGCACGAGGTTTCTCAGATTCCTCATAGATCTCCGCGCAGCGACACTGGATCGTTTCTCCTGGATCAGCGCCTAAGGACGAGTCACCTGGGTACATGAGTGGCTGGCCGTTGATCTCGTACGGCTCGCTCAAAGGCACGCGCTGCCGATGCGCTTCGAGATGCGTAGGGCGCTCCCGGCCATCACGGATCGATAGCCAGATCTTGTCCATCGGCGTCTCGATCACGCGCGCGGCTTCCTGGTTCACGAGACTGGACGCCTCCAGAACTTCCGTCCGTGCAATGACCATTGATCGATTCGGAATGATTTGCTCCAGGTACAGCTCATCAATCCTGTCAGCGATCTTCGCGACGGAATCACCTGCCGCAGCGCCATCAGCTAGGATCTTCCTGATTTGCTTCCTGGTCGTGGCTGTGATATCGACAACCTTCTTGGCGCCGTTCTTTCGAAGGAACCTCGCAGCAGCGGCCTGCCACGGATCGATCGTCGGTGCCTTGTGCTTGAATCCAGCTCGTCGGAATCCCGCAAGCGTCCTCGGACCAAACGCCTTGGAGACTTCGAAGTAGACAGACGCGATCGTTGCAGCCCAGTGCCGACGTGACTCTGTGATAGCTTGATCGATCCGAGCGCCTGCGACATCTGGAGTCGATGCTGCTCGAACTGTCGGCACAATGTCCTGTCGCTCCCGTTCGAACTCGTTCCCGAAGACTGGTGCTATATGGTCCTGCCAGACTTCCCGTGAGCTATCGATCTTCTTCAAATACACCTGCTCCGGATCGTCGTCTTCAGGAATACCGATCGGCACGAAGATCACACGCGCATCGACACATCGCAGGATGGCTCGGATCAGTCGAATCCGCTTCTTTGGAGTCATAGCAGTGCAATCAGTTCGTCATCATCAGGAAGAATCTCCGTCTTCACGAAGTCCTTGTAACGTGGTTCATCGGATGAGCACACCAGCACTCCCGTTATCATTGGCTCCACGGAAAGATTGTACCCTAGGAAAGTGTCGACGTAATCAGCCGCTGCACCTCGAATGATCAGTTCCACCTCCAGTTCGATCTCTTGAGGCGGAGGGTCCGGCACATAAATGACTGAGGCTGGAATGACTTCGACACCTGTCGCATATCCGACCACAGGCGTAATAACGAGATCAATGCAGCCGAGGTCATAGCACTCCGGCTCAACAGGGATAGGCCGAATGAATCCCGGTAGTCTGCCTCCAGAAACACGAGCGGTCGTCGCTGACCATTCGACCGGAATGCTTCCGTCCGTGACAAGAGTCGCAATGCTGGACGACTCAACAGGAATCGATCCTTCGGTCTGGGCAGTGCTGCCAGCTTCGACTGGATCAGTTGGAGTGGTCTCAAGAGTGGCGAGCGCCTCGACAGGAATCGAGCCTCCTGTCTCGATCGTGACGGTATAAACAAGACCGAAGAGATCGAGAAGGAGGCCCATGACGCGGCTGCTAGGCTCCCGGTGTCTGGGAGCCTAGCATTCTAGTCCTTATGCAGCTGGAGGCTTCGAGCCCGTCGTAGCGTCCTTCGCGACGACGCCCATGCCGGCCATCAGCACGCCGACCAGCAGCGATCCCCACTCCCCCTTCGTCTCGGGGAACTTCATGCCCGTCGTCGACAGGTATGTCGCCGCGCCCAGAAGAAACCCGATGATCGTCGTCCATGCGTTCCTGAGCATCACTCCCATGCGATCCTCCTTTACTCCTCGGTCCATGTGACGTTACCTGCCCACGTTGACCCAGCCGGCAATGCCGCTCCAGCGAAGTTGAGACACAACCCTTCCCCGGTACCTCGAAGCGTCACGGGCCGGTCAAGTAACGTAGCTGCTCCGAACGCCAAGAAATCGTAGGTCACCGGGCCGACGACAGAACCAGCAGCGGGCGCTAGAACGCGCTCTGATCTGACGTTGCCGATCAGCGAACCTGTCGTCGGATTGGCTGTGTAGTGAGAGACTGTAGCCGTGGCAGCGGCGTCATCGCTATCGTGAGGCACCCGCGTCGCTGCGACCGGAGTCCCGGCGGTGTCCGCAGTAGACCGCTTGGCAACAACCCACAGATTGATGCCAGCCGTTGTCTGGAGGTTCGAGTTGCTGAACGAGACCACACGGACCGTCTTGCTCGCCGACCCGAAGATGCAAAAACTGTCGGTCGGCGTTGCCGGAGGTGTGTAGACTCCACTCGCTGCCGAGTACGTCGCCTTCGACTGAGAGCTGACTTCTCTTCCAGTCGAGTCGTACAGTGTGACGCGTCCAGCCTTCGATGTCGGGTCGATCGTCCAGTTGTCGGACGTCGCACCGGACTGGATGACTGCGCCCATCATGAGCAGCCCGAGCAACAGCACCATCGACGCTGCTTGGAAACGGAGTACGATCGCCTTCCACGCCTTCTTCATCTCAGTAACCCTCCTTGTCGTTCTCGGTCCACTCCAGATTGACTCGCACGTTTTGCAGTGTTCCAGCGCCGGACTGGTATCCCACGCACAGTACTTCATCGTGTGCCCTGAGAGTGATGGGCTTCGCTCCGTACTTATGAAGATCCTTTAGCATGTCGTAGCTAGGTCGCACGACAGAAGTCAGAATTGGAAAGACGATTCTATCCAACCTCAGCCGAAGATTGTTCGTGGGCGTTAGCCCGCTAGTCGGTACGTGAATGCTGAACACCGCTGATCCCGCTGAATGCGTGTCGTGTCGTATGAGATGTTGCGTTGATTCGAGCTGCCCACTGGGCACTGTTCTATCGATAAAGAAGGCCGATATGCCGGGCGTGGTCGACTGTGATGGGTTCACGATGATCGACCGAACCTTGATCACCTTTGCGACGGAGCCGAACATGCACACAGTCCACGCTGGAGGAGCAATCGTGCCTCCACCAGTAACATTGGAGAAGCTAGCGAAAAACGACGGCGATACCTCCTCACTCGCTGAACGATAGAGCGTCGCTCTCGCGGCCTTCGATGTAGGATCGATCGTCAGGAGACTCCCGGCATCCTTTGAACTCTGGACAATGGCGCCCATGAAGAACACCGAGAGCAGGAGGCACAATGCAACAGCAAGCACTCGTTCGGTTTTCATCAGCTTCATCCTATCACGTAGTTGATCTTCCAGGTTGAGTGGGTCACTGACGCGGAGTCACAGTACAACACGAACTGGCCTGATGCTGGGACGGCTCGACACGTGAGGAAATCCATCTCGTCTTCATCATCCTGGCGTCCAGCGCCGGGACTCGCCTGGCTCAACAGGATCTTGGAGGACGATGATACGCCGGCATCAATCACCGTCACCTGACACGTCAGCTTCCCTACAGCACTTCCGAGCCCGCAGGTCGCGAAGTCGATCGTGATCTGGGTCGCCGTCACAGACCCAGAACTGACGGTGACTGTACCAACTCCGCTTGAAAAAGTGCATGCGATGCCAGTGCCAACACAGTTGAGTGTTCGAGCACGGCCTTGGTCAGAGCCCTCCTCCTGGAGTAGAACACCCGGCGGATGGATGACATCCACCTCACCATAGGCAGGAACAACAGCAAGGATGAGTAGCGCTGCGACAGCCGATAGAAGAATCTTCATGGTGTCAACTCCGTCACGCGAGCGTTCCCTGTCGCCGATGCCCAGATACAGTCGATAACCCCAGTGTACCCCGCCGGGGCCCTGAAGTAGGAATCCTGAAACAGCCTCACCGTGTAGCTCGACGAGGACGCTGTCGACCCTAGCTTCAAGAACAGGTCTGCCGTCGAGTCATTCGAGATCGTCGCTCCTAGCCGGTTTGCATTCGAGGCAAGGCAGGTCACGTTAGATGCCGAGGCTGCCACTGACGTCACGGCCGACACTGTCGCCCGCTGCAAGCTGATGAATGATGATGTATCAGTGATCACCCGCAACTTACCAAAGCTATCGACCGATAGCGGACTTGCTTCCGCCTCGGTTCTGGAAGGCGCGGCTGTATTGGCAACAGCTGGCATTGCAGGAAGCCACGCTAGCGTCGAACCCACGGCTCCGGTCATAGTGTTTTCGGGAACCACGGTCACGCGGCCGTGCGCAGGGTGCGCCACTCCAATCACTCTGAAGTCGATCGAGCCCGCCCCCACGATGACTGGGTTCAGCCGCAACCGCACGTTCGTCAGCCCCGTCGACTGGCACAGGAACGTCCGCGAGTTTCCGGTCGTGATCGCGTATCCGGCGAGCAGCAGCCGAGAGGTTGTCAGCGTCGTCGTACCCATGAACTCGAAGCACGCGAGTGTCTGGTACACGGACCCGTCAGTCGACCCCTCGAAGAGGGCCGAGCCGCTTGAGATAGAACCCGTGACCGTGCCCGAGATTCGGGTCGCCTGATACTGATTGGCAAGCGCCACTGTCAACGTCGTGTTCACTCCGGTCGCCGACGTCCAGGTAGCCGTCGATTCGGCTGTCACTCCCGCAGCGATCGGCCACCCGCCCGTAGCGACCGCGGCTGTTCCTTGGTTGGCCGTCACGGTCCCTGTCACCGTTACGTCGTTGTTGGTACCCAGGTTGACCAGCACTCCGTCGGCGCTGCTGCCGGGCATCCTGTCCCAGGTCGCGCCGTCCCAGACGTGGCCAAACGAGCCGACTGCCGGCACCGTGGGATTCACGGTATCGTCACTCAGCAGCGCTGCTGGTGGAAGCTCAGTGTCTGCCGTTCCAGCGACCGTCAGCGAGCCGCTCGGATTGACCTTGACCCCGACGAACGAGCCTCCGCCTGCTGTCGTCTCTCCAATGATGACCGATTGCGCCAGGAGCGCTGTATCACTAAAGTCGGGCGGTGTGTTGATGAACGCTCGCGAAAAGTCCACTGAGTCACGTTGCATGATTGTCTGGACACGGAATGCGCCCTGGGCAGAACCGCCATTGGTGTAGACCAGCCGGAAGTATCGTGCTGTTCGACCGAAGGGCGCGAGCATGCTGACATCCGCAGTGTCGAAGGTGGCGGTCCTGACGTGATCCCAGTTGATGCCATCAGAGCTGAACTGCAGTTTGACGCCATCAGTAGCGGAGTCCACATCAGTGAAGATGTTCACCCTGCCCGACATGTACGGGAGCATATCGGTCGCGGCTCCAGTGAACGTGCCTCCACTACCAAGCGGCGTCGTCGTCGAGTTGTTGACGTCGACGAATCCGTCATTGACCGTGAACACCGCGGCGAGAGGAGCAAACTGCGAAGCACGAATCGTCACGACGGCCGTGCCGGACGTTACGGAATCCCCTCGCAACCGGACACTCTGCACGCCAGCGAGCAGAGACAACCACTGGCCGTTCGCCGTGAAGGAGCCCGCCAGGGCGTTGCTGTTCTGGGGCGATAGTTGTGAGAACGGAAGTGCTGCGAACGAGAAGTACGTTGACCCGTCAATCGTCTGTTCCAGCTTGATCGTTCCGGTCCACGTGCCCGTGATCGAGAACTTGATGCCAGCAGCGCCAGTGGAAGCCAGCGTCACCGACTCTGTGCTGGTGATCGAGCCGGAAGTAACGAGATCCGGAATGCTAACCGACTGAGTTGTCGTTCCTGTCGGGTCCACACGTATTGGAGCGCCGGCCGTACCGATCTCCGTACCGGCGTCGTTCCTCAAGTTGATGTGTGGCGCCCTGTTGGGAGTCGTGCGGCACGTGCCCAGCGTGCCCGACGCGAGCGCGCTCAGACCGTCGTCGAAGACGCACCCTTGTGGCGTCAACACCGTCGAGCTGGAGAATGTGTCCTGATCGATGTAGCCTTCGGGCGTGACTTGCGCGTAGGCAGTAGACGCCAGTAGAAGGATCAGCAGCAGGACTCGGAACACGTTTACCATTTCAACTCTCCTCAGACCGACGTTATGAGTGCGGCTCCAGCACCAGCCGCCAGCCATATTCCAGTGATGTCTCCGGTGAATCGGAACGGTACTTCCCAGTACCCATTGCCCAGGATACGGTTCGTGAAACTCGCCGCCGACGCTCCCGCGCCCAGCTTGACGAAGAGCGGCACTGGCGCGTTGTTATAGATCACGGTTCCGCGGCGAGTCGCGTCGGCCGCAAGCAGCGAGACAGAGGCCGCGTTCTGCGCAACTGACGTAACCGTTGCACTCGCGGCCGACTCTTCAATGTTCCTGGTGGGCAGCGCGAACTCTGTGCCATCGACCGGCGAGTCCTTTGGCTGCACTGCATCACCGACCGCGTCACCAGTGATCTGGGTTCTCTGCCGGTACCGGATGTCACCGCCACCGTAATCGACTTCCTTGTTGTCGATCCGGACAACATCTGGGCCGTCCGGCAGCTCCGGTACATTGACGTAATCGGCCATCGATTAGACTCGAACACGCCCTTGCATCGTGCTGCGAAGTCCAACGGTCGCGCTGCCTGCCACTCCACCATTCCCCGTACCAGCGTCCAACCTGATCAGCATCGTCGCGTAGTGGTATCCCTCGGACAGGCGCTTCGTGATGCTTGCGCAGCCGTTGGCCGTCGACTCCCCAGCGTTCGTGGTGAAGGCGGATGCACTGGTGTCCTCTGCGGTTATGCCATCGAATCCAATTGACACGCTGATGTTCTTCCCGTTCGTGTCAGTGAACAGCTTGGCGTGCGCAGTGACAGAGACCGCGCGATTCGCAAACGTGACGAACTCCAGTCGCAACTCTGTGTGAATCTCCACGAACGATCCAGTCGTGCTTGTCGTGCGATCCGCGGTCGCAGGCGCCGTCATCCCCTCGTCTTCGTCGTTGAACCACGACGCAACGAACCGCTGGAGAGCAGAGTTGGCGAACTGAGTGCCACTTGTCGTCCGGACGGTACCGACCAACACGCTCTCGTCGTCGCCAGTCTTGATCTCCGCGCCTGTGTTCGCGTCGGTCGAATGGGCCGTAGGAGACAGCGCCAGCACCAGGTCCATGCCGTCGAACGACACATAGGCGAGGTACGTCGTGTCGGCCGCGAGCCCCGTGGTGTCGACATCGATGCCGGCCGCTGGGATCTCGAACAGGAATGGCGCTGTTCCCGGAATGAACAGGAGGTTGCCCTTGTGCGGAACGAGCCGTAGCGTCGTCGCATTGATGAACGTCAGCTTGCACTGACCGAACGGAACGGCGATCACATGCTCTGCGTTCCATGCGTCGCGGCTGACATCGTCTGGGTCCGCGCTCTCCGGCCTGGCGGTGACGTACGAATGGACGACCTTGTTGACGCTCATCACTCACTCCTTGTCGCGTAGCGAACCCGAGGGCGGAAGCCCAGGATGTCGCCCTTGTTCTTGATGTCAATTGCCGTCTGGAACGGTTCACGCCAAAGCATCGTCCCGTCTTCCATTTCCAGTGTGAATCCCGCTACGCGGCCCAGCTTCCCGGTAAACGACCACTTGACCTGTTCAGCCTCAGCGCTAATGTCCTTCTTGTCGATCGACCACCCTCTCGGCTTGAGCGAGACTGGCTTGTAGCCGAAACCTTCGACCTCTGTCCATCGCAGGGTAGACACCAGCCGAAGCGTGATCGGCTCCGAAAGCAGCCACGTCAGGACTGCGAGCGCTCCAGCCGGTTCTAGCAGTGCCAGCGGACGTTACTCGGCTTCCGGCTTGGCCTCGGCCTCGGCGTCCAGCTTCTCCTGAGCGCTCATAGCCATCGGCATCGATAGAACATCAGCGAACAGAGGGTCGGTCTTCACGAAAAACCCCTTGGTCTTCATCTTCAGATCGAAGACGGACTTCTCCGTTTCGTCTGGGTCGTTGAACACCTGTTGCGGGTCCATCGGAGGCGGAGACGTACGCCCGAGCCGAGGCGCTGCGGCGACTGGAAAGGACTCGGCCTTCGCAGTGACGACACCAGGCAGAACCTTCTTCGGGTTTGATCCTTCATCCGGCTTCTCGTTCTTGAACTCCAGCGCTTGCGCCATGGCTTCACTCTCCTGGGATGTGCTGATCGACCACTTGTACGGCTCGCCCCTCGGTATCGCGGACGACATCACGATACACTGTCTTCGATTTCTCTTCGGGCATGACAACCTGAACATTGGCGTCGGCTGGCTTGACTTCGATGTGAATCGGCGCTGGCGCTCGGTTCTCCAGCGCGGTGATCCGTGCATCAGCGTCTGATGCTGACTTCGTGATGTCGATCGTTGGATCTGCGAGCGCTGCACGAAGCGCCGCGATCAACTCCTGTAGCAGTTCCTGGGTTCGATCCTGTTGCTGGATCGGTTCGTAGACTTGGCGCTCCTGGAGTGTTCCGGTCGGTTCGAACATCTGATCGCCTGGTGGTGTCACAGGCGAGCCCTCGGGGCCGCCTGGCGGCATCCCGCCGGGGCCTGCCGGCGCCTGGCCCAGTGGCAGACCGTTGAAGTAGTATTGATCCAGCGCTGGACTGTTTGCGTCGCGCTCCTCGCCGATCATCTCCCGGCCTTGGTTCGGCGTGATCAACGCGGCTCCGACTCCCTTGACAGCACGTTCCATGTCAGCCGCCAGCTCCTCGGTATCGAGCGGCGTCAGCTTGAACTTGTAGCCTCCGGTATCGATACCGTTCTTTGCTGGATTGAACAGCGTGGCGCTGATGCGGTCCTCAAGGACGATCTGGAGAGGTGCGACTGATCCGACCTGATAGGCCTCCAGCATCTCCTTGGCAGCCGATCCTCCGAGTGATCCGAGTTCCGCCCAGCCGACACGATACGGAGGAACGTTGTGAACGATCAGGACTTCCTTGATCAAGTCCGTCCGGCGAAATCGGAAGTGACCATCCCGAAGCTGCTGTGTCAACTGCTGCACCTGCACCTTCACATCTTCTGATCCGTGGGTGACCAGCGTCGTATGGCCAAGACCACGGTTCGCCTCCAGCTCGCCCTTGACATTAGCTGCAATCGACTCAGCCTTGCCGGCGTCCGCCGCAGTGATGTGCATCGATCGATCAGTCTGACCTCCGGACGAGAACCACGAGACGTTGAACTCACGAATAGCCGTTAGCTCTGCGATCGTCGGAATCGCCGCGATCCACTTCGGAATGCCGTACCACTGCGATCGAGGCGTGTAGGTCTTGAAGACGATGACCTCGGATGCGATCGTTTCGCGGTCCGGCTGATCATCAGGCCCGAACTCTCTGCCTCCATTGATTGCATCGATACGAAGGCCAGATCCGAATCGGGAGAACCACCGGATCTTGCCGGCACGCATCTGAATCCACTTGTCATCGTTGATCGTCGCGCGCAGTGTGTGAGCCGGCATCGGATAGATAGCGCCGATCGTGCCGTCCTCGTTACGCACGACTTCCCACGCGGACCAGCCGATGCCCTCCAGTTCGGTCGCGGCCTGTGACAGCATCTCCGTGAACGTATAGTCAGGAGTGATCGCCTCCAGCAGATCCTTGAGTTTGGCCGGCAAGGTCTTGTCCAGAACCGGCGCCTCGACGTCTTCACCCTCTGGCTTCGGCGGTGGTTCGAACTCGAACCCGCGGGCAGCAGCGTCATCCGCCTTTGCGCGAACGGCTGACGCATGAATCGAGTTCTCTTCCAGGAGTTGCAGGAGCCGTTCAGGCGGCAGCGGTGGTTCGAGCGCGATGCCCTGCGAATAGAACGCGGCGAACGGGTCTCGAATCTGGCGCGATCGGACATCACCGCCACCAGGCCCATTCTTGACGACGAACGCCAGCATACGGCTAGTGTGAGCTGCTGACTTCTCTGTTCGCCGTCTCGCCACGATCAGACCTCCAACTCGTTCAGTACCTTCATGCACTGATCAACAGCTTCGAACAGCGCATTCAATGTCCCGTTGTTGTCGATGATCCAGTCCCACTCGGTCCAGTGATCGAGTCCGTGTTCGGACTGATGATCATCGGCCCACGTCGCTTGACGATCCCGAACCAGCTTCATCAGCTTCCCGCCTCGATCCCGAATGATCTGCGCTTCGTTCGGGAACCGGACATCCGGAACGACGATCCAGTGACCCAGATCGTGCTGCACAGTGTACTCCTGATCCCATCGCTTTATCCAGTAGTCTGGATCATCGACTCGGCGAACCTCCGATCCGTACTCCTGCAAAAGCGATCGCATGATCGGAGATCGTTCAGTGTTCATCACGTAGTCTAACCGACGATTCCAGAAGTCCTCCGTCAGTGGTGACGACGAACTTCCAGTACAGAAGACACGAAGGTCCGCAGGCAGGTTTGGCAATAGACCGTTGATCTCATCCTGCTGGGTCAGCAGCTTGACCGTCTGCCGGAGTCTGGTCGCAACCTCGGACTTGAGCGCTCCACTGAATCGCAGCGCTTTGAATCCGAACGTGTCGATCAGATGGTTCATCACTGGGTCTTTGCCGGATTCGATCCGCCCGTGAAGTCCAACCAGCATCGTCAGTTGCCTCCCTTTACCGAAGCACGGGATATAACAAACCATGGACCGATCACACTACCTGATCCTGACCGCTCTGCAACGTCGAGACTGGAGTCTCCTGAAGACCTTGCACACTGTCTTTCGACAGAACTGATCTCGCGAGTCGGCGCTGTTCGGATTCACGAACGCG